ACCGCGCCCGCGCCAGCCGAGTTGGCACCAGAAGCCAAAGCAGAAGCGCCCTGAGCAAACCCGGGCAGACCTTTGCCGACGTTTGTCGCGTTGGTCATCATGTTCGTCGCTTGATCCCTCGCGGCAAACCCAGCGTTGGTCTGCGCACCTGCAATCGCGCCAGCTTTGTTAGCCAACATCTGATTATTCACAGCGGCAAATGAGTTGGCGTTTGGTCTTCCAATCCCATATCGAGCCGCGCTACGAAGCTGCTGACCTTCGACGTTGGTAAACGCCTGGGCGACGTCCGCACCAGCTTGCCCCGCGATACGATTTCTTGCCGCCTCAGTGCTGAACTCATCCGCCTGTTTGGCCAGCTTCTGGCCCAGCGGCGCATAGTTCGTTTTGTAATCGTCGTAATACTCTTGGGATCGCTTTTCCTGCGCATCCGCAATTGCTTGCTGGCGGGTGTTTGACTCCTGTGTCAGGTCCAACAGACGCTGTCGATCCGCCTTTGCATCGATGCCCTGTTCCCGGGCAAGCGCAATCTGCTCCTGAGCAATCTCTTTGTTGGAGTTGGCTATGGATGAGTAATCCGGCGGTGGCGGTGGCTTGCCAAAGATGGCGTCTCTAACGAATCCCATAGTCAAATCTCCCGACGAATCAAATAAACCTGAGTGTCGCCAAACTCATAGATCAATTCATTTGGCATTCGGCGAACAAGACCCAAGACAGCCGTGTTCAGTGTGTTAACAGAAGCGATGAACGGGTTGCTGATATTCAGACCCCAGTTGATTGCCTTAACAATCTGACGTCCAACCTTCCCGCGATACTCCGGGAGCACCGCAATGTGGAACCGAACCCCGCGCATAGCAGCACCACCGACTTGCTCCCCATTATAAATAATTGGAAATGTCTCAAAGTTATTAAACGCCTCAACGTACTCATCGACTGACAAACAAGAAACAAGATGCCCGTCAAGCGATGAAATTTCCGCCCGTCGATAAATTAAGGGGTCAAAGGTCATTGCTGCGGGGCTGTTGGCCAAACAACATCCAGCGGGTACCCCGACTGTGCAGTGATGTCGCGCAGGGCTTGGCGGTAAGTCTGCCAGTTTTGGTAAAGCTGATCGCCTAATCGAGCTTTTGCCGAAAAAGTATCTGTCCAATCGGAAGACATCAAAAGTTCCAGGCGTTTACGCTTGATTTCAGCAGAAACAAGAGTGGCGTTTCTTTCCCAGACTTTTTTTGCATAATCAAAAAACCAGTTTCCAGACACTTCCGGCTTCGGAGGGAGTCTTTCTAGGGAGCCGTTGTTAATCCAAAACTCTCTTATATCAAGTGCGGTATTGCCGATTAAAAATTTGTTAAGCCCCGGGAAGGAGTCGGGGTTATTGTTCATAGCCAATATCTGACCTGTGCTATCAAAGAATACGTGGTAGCTCACAGTTTGTTTTCCATGGCAACAATTGATGACCAATTGTAAGCATACCCATAAATACCCCCGGAAAAAGAAACCCTGTTCCCCGAAGAGTCGATTGAGTCTATGCTCACGGTGAGAGAAAAGGTGTGGGTGCCATTTGATGGTGTAACTCTATATACTATTGGTATGCAATAGTAACCCTCGGGCTGAGACCCTCTTGTAGCTGGTATTGTTACTTGGTTCAAAACCGGCTGAGAGTTGTTGGGCCAGGTCGTTGAACTCCCGTCTTGCCCTAAGATTACGGTCACTTGGTAGTAAGCAACTGATGTGTTCCATGAAACCGCATTTCCGAACACAGTTACCCAAACGGTTACAGGTGCCCCGGTTGTTGTCAAACTAATTAGTGTTCCCGTAGATATGTTTACCGTGCTTCCACCGCTGTAGTTATAAGGCGTTACAACACTAGACCCAAGGTATCCAGCAGATTGGGCAGTCGAAACTGCACCGACAGTAATGTATGGCGTATCGAGGGTTGTGCCAGCACCAAAGATGACGTTCCCATACGCGTCTTTTATGGTTAAATTTCTGCTATCAATCCGGTCTGCTGACAAGGAACCAGTGGTTATCTTGGATGCGTCTAAATTTCCAATCCGAGCGTTTGTGATCGTCCCCGAGCCGATAACTGCGGCATCAATGTTTGCAATCTTGGCATCTAGAGTTCCAGCTTGGATTCTGTCTGCTGAAATAAATCCACTAGTGATCTTGGCCGCGTCGAGATTTGCAATCTTGGCGTTATCAATTGCTGCATCGCCGATCTTGGCGTTACTGATTGTGCCGTTCGCAATGAATGCGTCGGTCAGGTAAACGCCAACAGGAACGGAAACGCCATTGATTGTTGTGGATGTTGTCCGGACAACAAACGGAATAGCAGGAGTTATCCCGGGGCCAGAGGGATTGGCAACAGAAAAGGAATCTGCCCTGACAATGAACGCAGAGGTTGGGGTCGCCGTGTTAGCGGTAGACGATAGACCGAAACCGGTGACATACCCGTTTGTGTCAATCTTGACTGTGTATTCACCTTGCAACCCACTAATTTGGCTGGCATTAGTGCTGAACTTCTGCTCCATACTGACGCCTCCTCCGGCGTCATTGAGGCGAGACGAAAGTTGCGTTATCGAAGTTGCTGATGCACCAATTCTTATGTCATCTGCGGCTACCCAAGCTGACCCACTCCATTGCTTGAGAACATTGCCACTGCTGGTGTCAATCCATAGGTCACCAACTTTGGTTGCAGTTGGTGTTGACGCCTGAACAAAGTTCGCAGACTTTGCCGTTGCGGTGTTTTGTGCAGTAACAATCGATTGGTAGGTGTCACCGCCCGAGTTGAGCCGAGCAGAGACTTGGTTGAAGCTTGTTGAAATCGCCGTGTCAGCGCCGGTTTTCGAGTACGCATAGGACTGGACATATCCTTCAGCGTAGGTCTTAGCACCTGACAGAACCCCTGCGTCAGCGGTCTGGTAATTGCTGGTGATGGTCGTGCCGGCGGCGCTAATGTTTCCGTCAACGGTTGACTTGGAGTAAGCGTAGTTCTGAACGTAACCCTGAGCGCTAGAAAGGGTCGCAGCGTCCGCTGCTTGGTACGCGCTAGTCAGAACTTGGCCGGCTGAAGTTATATTTCCGTCAACCGTTGACTTAGAGTAAGCGTAGTTCTGAATGTAACCCTGAGCGCTAGAAAGGGTCGCAGCATCAGCCGCTTGGTACGCGCTAGTTAGCACGGTTCCGGCTGACGTGATATTGGCGTCGGTTTGAGATTTGGTGTAAGCGTAAGAGCCGACGTAGTTCTGGGCGTTTGTAGCTGCGCTCAGGAGGGTTTGAGCATCTCGGTAAGCAACAGACCCCGCAACGGTTGAGTCTGCGTCAATTAAATTGATCCGGGTCGCAAGCGTCGAGTAAAGCTGACTCGTGGTGATCTGCCCGTTCAGCAGAGAGAGTAAGTACGCCGGGTCCTGGGCAGAAGTTGCAGCGGTCCCGTTGGTGGCGTTGTACGGTCCTTTAACGTCCGCTGTTGAGACGAATCGAATCCAGTAGTAGTAAGTGACGGCGTTACCAACTGAATCAACGTAGAAGCGCCCAGAGCTTGTTCCGAGCATTACCGCTGTGCCAAGGTTGTTGGCGGTGTTCCTCCAAACCTCCGTGTAAGAGTGATTGCTGTAAAGGGTCTTTGGGTCCGTCCACTGCAACTGTATAAGGGTGAAACCCCCGGTAGCGGTAAAGCCAGTAGGCGCAGGAGGCGGGGCATAGCTGACCGTATCGGTTGCCACTGCAACAAAAGGCGAGTTGTTGTTGGTCCGGTATGAAATCCCGTTCAGCGTGACCTGGGTGATCCCCGACTGAAACAGATCACGCCAAGTGATGTACTTGTCAAACTTACTGCCAATCCGCCCCTCTCGGATGTCAATGGTTTCTTTGACTTTGTCTAGCGCAATCCGCAGAGAGCTAGGGTCGTTTGAGAAGACAGGTATCGAAGGGATCTTCGGACCATTACCAGTGGGGGGGGAAGTCTCTGCGTCAAACAGGTTGACGTCCGTGACGGTGATGTTGACGTCAGCCATCAGGGAATCCTCAACTCTTCAAACGATTCCGCCAGCATCACCGTGTTGACCTGACCTGTGCCGGAGAACTCCATCTCAAAGATCTGCGCTTTGTATGCGCTAGGCAAACGGAACGCCGTTGCGCTAGTCACCGTCTTGGTGAACTTCAGTACGTCATCGCCGTATAGCTTGAATGTGAATGGGTAACCAGACCCTTCAATCCGGGCAGCGGCGGGGCACATCGGTCTCGGCGCTCTAAACTTTTTAGAACGCCAAGTGAATGTCAAGTTGGTTTGCCCGCCCTCCCATTTCTGGATGGTTGTAGTCGAGGGGATCTTTAGATACAAGTTGTCGCGCAACCGGTCGGAGTACCCGGCGGTCGCGTAAAAGTCCACCTTGGTCAAGCTGGGCGTGGTGCTGAACAAATCAAACACCAACCCGCCCTGGACCGTACCCGTGTCGTAGAACGCAATGTAGCGCCCATCGATCTCGTAGGCGTGGATCGAGGAGGGCACATACTTTTGCCAGTCTTCCCGAGACAGCAATCCGGCAGTGATCTGGGAAATACCATTACCGTTTACCAGGAATAGCCCGTCCGGAGAAGCGTAGACAACGCCCCCGTTCATCTCAACGATGGATCGCTTGGAGACGCAAGCTTGCTTTGCTTCCAGCTTGATCATTGACAAGCTTTCAGGCGCGGCACCAGTTACTACGTATGGGTTTGACTTAGTTCCAATAAACGCTGACTGCCCGAATACGCCAATCCCAACGATTGGCGATTCAGTAGACAGTTGATACGCCACCGGATAGGCGTAGAGAGCAAACGGCTCAGATGGGTACAGCGTGTTCCCAGAAAACCCAAGACCAATACCGTTGGCCAGGAGCTTTAACCCCTGCATGGTTGCTGGTGGCTCAGACCAACCCCAAGTGGCCACGGTTTCGCCAAGCTCTGCTGAGTCTTTGGTATCGGAATAGCTCGTGGTCGCTACCGGTATCTCAGCAACAAATTGGTAAGCGGTGCCCTTGGAACCAGTATTGGATCTATAGATTCGCTTTAAAGTGATGAGTCGGTTGCCATCCGGGGAGGACGGCAGATTTGTCAGCGAAACAGTTTGACCCAGCTTGTAACTGACAACGTTGGACGGCGGAGACGGCGCTGACTCTTCGTACTTTGAGGTCACATAAGTGACAACGTATGCAACACTGAGTGCCACGTCCGCTGAGTTGGTTGCAGTTCCAGAGACGGCGGCTGTCGGTGCTGTGATTGGCGCCGGAACCCCTAAGAGATAGACGTTAGTGGGGTAGGTGCCGTTAGCACCTTGGGTTGCAAGGGAGTTGTCCGTGACCTTGGGAGCGCCATCTCCGGTGAAGTAAGTACGCTCAGTGGTGTCTGCATCAATTGGTGCCATGACTACATCAACGTCAGTTGTCCAGCTAAACCAATAGTTATCCTCTGACGTTTGGTTTTCACCCCATCTGTAAATGGTTTTGATAACGCCAGAAGTTTTTGTCAACCCGCCGGTCGCACTCAAAGAATTCCATGGACGCAAATTCCCGTAAATGACTTTTGTGTTTACCGCGTTTTGCGACAAACGCGAGTCCATGTTGATTGGGTTTAGCTGTGGGGCCATGCCCAAAAAGTCCGTCATCCGAATGATCATGCTTAACCCAAAAGTTGCGCTTCAGCTTTTCTGCGCCGAGTTAATCCAGGAAGGACCCTGCCAGCCGCTTTATTCCATTTGCAGATCTCTTCCTGGGCACCTGCCCAATCCTTGGCGTCAATGCGCTTCTTGAACGTCGAGACCCGGTAATTCCCAAGCCCTACGTTGTAGGTAAACGAGATCACCGCCGCCAATCGACGGGGCGGCTCAGAGAGCAGGGAAGGGGACATCTTCGTACTGCCAGAGGCAAAGAAGAGAAGATGTTTGTCTAGCGCTGCTTGCGCTTGATCCAGCGTCCAGACGGTCCCAGGGACGACTTCAGGACCTGTACAACCCCAACCTATGGTCCACGGATCGCCACGCGTTCCAGGGTCCGGATAAGCCGTACAGCCACCATCCGGCAATCGCTTGGCGTACCCCTCAAAAGGTTTTACCAATAGGTTGCCGGCTATGGCAATTGCGTCAGAGGTCATTTGCCTTGGTACTTCTCAATCGACCGACCGACAAACCAGAAAGTCAAACACATGTTCAACATTCCGAAGTCGTCGCCGTCCCAAGAATGAATAAGGACTTCAGACCACTTGGCACCAGAGTCAAACGCCATCAGCAAAGCGCAGACCTTGACCGCCGCATACATGCCAAAGAGTGCCCAAGTAATCCCGGGGCGAACCAGAGCCGAGATTGCAGATACAAACCAACCTGCTTCTTTGGAAGTCTCCGACTGATCTTTGAAAGCTTCCTTGATGGCGTCTAGCTGGGCGATAGAGTGATCTACGTATTTCTCTTCCATTTTGAATTGCCCACGCATCTTCTCCAGATCCGTTTGCAATCCAAACATAGCCAACTCATGGCCACGCTCGTTCTTTTTGTCCATGAATTTGAGGATTTCTGGCGCAAGACGAAAGAGCCCACCAAACAAAGAGCCAAGCAAACCGCCGCTTAGTAGGTCAAACATCAATCCTTCCCCTTAAACTTGTTATACAAGTCAAACAAGACCTTTACCTTTTCCTCAAGCACGGCTGTTCGTTGGTGGTGTTGAGCAAGTACGACTACAACACTTATAACTCCCGCGATCACCGGCCAGAATTTTAATAAGTGGTCAACGGATTCCATGGTCTACACCTAGTGCGTTTTGGTTAGCAACCCAATAAGCAACATGCAGATTGATCCCGCAGTCACAATTAAGATCTGCTCCAGACGCTTAATGCGAAGAATGGTTTCCTTCCACCGTTCGGCGCAAACCACCTCGTGCATGGAAAACTGTTTGTCTAGCTCGTTTAAATCAATCATATAAAACCATTAGACAAAAAAAAACCCGCTAAGCGGGCGTTTGGGGTTTAAGATTTTTTATGCCGGTCTGGTCTTGACCGCTATTTTGATGGTTCGTCTGTCGGTTCTTGTCGGAGTCGACGAAGTTACAATCGTGTTTGAAACCAGGTAGTTCTCCCCACCCGTCCCGCCCGAGAGATAGACGGTCGACTTGTTGGTGGTTTTGCTAGAACTCACAATCGTCAAACCAGCATCTGTAGTCCAAGAA